GCGACATCAGGATGATCAAGTTGGATGCAAGCTATTCGGAGTCAAAACTCGCATATAGAGTTTTGTTTGAAAATCAGCTTCGTGAACAAAATTCTAATTATGATCCTCGCAATGAGGTCGATGAACAAATTGCGGAGGAGACGCGTGTTTTGTATGTTGCATTAACACGTGCGATTCGAAACTGTATCTGGATGAAAGATCTTGACAGCTGCGCAGCAATAAGCTGGGGGTCCTTACTGGAGGGATAAAATGTCAATTAAAATCTATACATATCAGGATCCGTATAGGCTGAATGCAGAACCGTTTTGGAAAGAGATTACAAACTGCCCATATTTCTGCGTTTCTCAGACGCTTGTCAATGGACTGAAAGGTCTATATAGGGCGGACTTTCAGCAGGGGCGAGTTACAACGGTTAAGAACCTCACGGATTCGATTTTTGAACAGTGGGAGAGCACAGAGTGTATCATAAAACAACATGCAGATTTGGATAATCTGGTCAAAGCTGGTGCGTTGGCGGTTTTGAAAGAACCGATGCAGCACAATCTTGCCGATGTTCTGAGCTTTAATCGTGAAAATATATTCCAGAGCATTCGGGTTATGGCAGAATTGAATATCAATCTGGATGAGATTCGGATGGAGGAGCTGACACAGGAACAGGGGCTTGTCGTCACTCTTTATAAAAGGCTGATGGCATCGGAAAAGCATACGGATTTTGTACTGGAAACGGATTTTGGGCCAGAAGAACTGGATGCAGCGCTGGTGCGTGCAATGCAAAAAGCAAAGGATGGGTTTGATGCGTCTTCGCTGCAGAAAGACCGGGTAGTGATCCATGGAGTACATCAGTTTACTCCGATTATGTTGCGTGCGATTGAAACGATTGCACGGTATAAAGAAGTGATTCTGCTGTTTCCCTATCAGCAACAATATAAGAATGTATATCAGACTTGGGTTAATATTTATTCTGCATTTGATAGTCAGTCGCAGAATTTTGGAGGGATGGATCGGGGCTTGGTATGGGCAGATGCCTCCAGAAATTCGGCAAATATCCTTGCAGACCGGATTGGTAGACTGATGGAGGGCAGGCTGGAAAGCTTGTCACCGACCTCGTTTGATGTAATTGAATTCGATAATGTTACAGAGTTTGCAGACTATGCGGCGAATATATTTGAACGCGCTGTACAGAAGAATCCGTCGAGCCCGATGAGCGGAATGTCAGAGCAAATTTATGCGGCAGACAGCTCTGTGAATAATATTCTAAAGGTTTATTTTCCGGAACAATTTGGAGAACGAAAATTTCTTGACTATCCACTTGGCCATTTTTTTCTTGCAATTGCAAACATGTGGGATGCAAAGAAGGATGAAATGGTCGTTGCAAATCTCGATGACATGAAGGAGTGCCTCAATGCGGGAATTCTTGAAGAGGAATATACAGGACAACTCTATTCCATCTTTAAAAGGGCAGAACCGGCATTTGATGGGTGCAGGTCAGTTGAAGAATTGCTGAAACGGTTAGACCGCATAGAGCGAAATATAAAACGATCCTATCAGCCTGAAACACAGGAGATCTTGAGCCACGTTTCGTATTATGCTCTTTCAAATAAAGAGCGAACGATTCTCAGAAATGCACTGAAGGAATTGGAAGAACTTGCTAGTTACTTTTACGAGGACTTTGAAAATGAACCGCATAATTTTAAAGATTTCTATAAGCGGTTGAAACGGTATCTGCAGGAGGAGATTATCGACGCAAAGCAGCTAAATGATGATTTTTTAGATATTGTACATCGTGTTCTGGAAAGATTGAATGAGGTTGAGGATATTGATGCGTCGGCATCATTTGAATGTCTGAAATCTACGATGTCGGTTTATTTGACTCAGGAAGCGCGCCCTGAGAAAAGTGCGCACTGGATTGTCCGAAATTTTGAGCAGATTGATGGTGATATTCTGAGATCAAAGCTTGATGCTGCCGGAGAAAAATGCTATCATTTTGCCTGCCTTTCTGATGCAGATCTCAATACAGTAAAAGTACCGGAATTTCCATGGCCATTGGATGAGGCTTTTTTCGAAGTCGCACAAAATCCTGTGGACTGGAAATATCAAGTCTATGTCAACGCACGCAGAGAACAAAAAAATTTCAGACGGTACGCGCTCTTGTATGGATTGGAGTTCAACAGATGTAATTTTAAATTGAGCTATGTGAGGCAGGACCGCGAGAAGGATCAGGAACTGTATTACGTTCTTAAACTCCTAGGAGCGCATATTATGCCTTATCGTGAAATGAGGATCGGAGAGCAGCTTGCGCCGGTTTCACATTTTACTCTGCAAGGTGCAGTTGGTGGAAATTATAATGAGTATGGCTAAACAGGATAACTATAAGAAAGAGAGGACCGAAACGGCCCTCTCTTTTCATTTTTCGGATTTTGGGATGCGCGGGTATATCTCAATGGTGAAACCATCAGGACTTTTTTTGCGCTTCTCGTTTAGCTTCTGGTAGACGACCTTTTCGAGCACCTCTTTTAGGAGAGCATTTTTCTCCTCGGCCGTTTCGAGCAGAGGGTACACGTCGAGCAAATTCCTAACCTTAGGGATGATGTCACGGCGGCTGGTCTCCCGGAGCTTCTCCTCGGTTAACTCACGGGAGCAGCGGGTGACGCTATCCTTTGCGGCAGCGATTTTGTCGGAGAGCATTCGGGAGCGGGACAGAAAGGTGTCTGTGTCGTAGATGCCCTGCTCGAGGAAGTCGTGGGTACGTTCGAGCTGCTGCTGTAATTTGCGGAGCTCGGCCTCCGCGCTGGCGAGAGCTTTTTCCCGGACGCCGACCGACGACACGGAGGACGACGCGGCAGCGGAGCTCCACTCGAGTTCATACCCTTTCATCCACTCGGAGAGACCTTGTATGACACGCTCCTCGACGATGGGAAGATAGCTAGAGCAATTCGGGCAGCCGCGACGAGGGCAGCGCACGACCGGCATATCTGGATGGACAGGGTTTATCATCCGCATCATCTGCCTGCCGCACTCGGAGCAGACGAGCAGACCGGCCAGAGGATTCCGGACAACCTTTTCTTTGTGCGTGGAAGTATTCTCACTCCGGGTGAGCTTATCGTTTGCGAGCTCAAATGTTTCTTTCGGAATGAGCGGAGGGTGAATGCCTTTGAATACGCACTCTTTCTCTGGGTCGGCAGGACCGCGCACAGAAACGACCTTGCCGTCAACCACTTTCTTCTTCGTCTCACGGCTGCCCCAGCGCACCATGCCGATGTACGTCGGATTCTTGACGATTCCGCGAATGGTGATTCTTGTCCATTGCGAACCGGATGGAGACGGGATGCGCATATCGTTGAGCCTCGCGGCGATTGAACCCAAAGACAGCGGGCGAGCGGAACCATCCTCGTTCTGCAAACCGACCGTGTACAGGTCGAAAATCATACGGACTATTGCGGCCTGCTCCTCGATGGGCTCGAGTGAGCAGCCCTTTTCGTTTTTGAGCTTTACCCGACGATAACCAAAGGGAGCCAGACCGGACGGCCACTTACCCTCTTTGGCAGAGGCGAGACGACCACGCTGCAACCGGCGGTTGATAATCTTGTACTCGCGGCGGCTCATAAACAAGCCGAACTCAAAATACTCCTCGTCGAACTCGTTGTCAGGGTCATACGTTTTTATAGGGGTTATTATTTTTGTCCCAGAGAACTTGAATGTCTGCGCGATGATGCCTTGGTCAATGGTGTCGCCGCGCGCCAGACGCTCGACCTCCATGACAAGGACGCCGGACCAGACGCCCTGCTCAACCTCGGAAAGAACCCGCTGCATCATCGGGCGAGCCGCGATAGTGTCGCCGGAGACGACCTCACGGTAAATATCGGTCACGTTGAGGTGCTGCCTTTTCGCCAGCTCGAGCAGAGTGTGCTCGTGCCGGGAGAGCGTTTCGCCCTCGCCGTGCGCTTCGGCCTCGAGGTCGGAACGAGACTTGCGCAGGTATATGAGATACTGCTCCATGATGACCTCCAAACAAAAAGGCCCGCGCCGGAGCGCAGGCCGAAAGGTTACTTGTTGCTATCCTTTAAGGCCGCAACGTCAGCCTGCAAGAGGCTGTCAAGGATAGAGGCAGTTTTGGCCTTGAGCGTGTTCTGCTTCTCCATAATCTGCGGGAAAGCATCTGCTAGGTCTCCCCCGCAATCAGCGAGGATGCTCTTTATCTCGCCGCGACCGGTTTGCAGCTCAGAGAACAGCTCACGATACAGGGCCATCTCTGCTGCATTCTGCGCGTTCATGCACCGGGAGAGCAGCACATAGACCGAATCGAACGTCGAGGAGACGACGGCGCGGAGCTCTTTCGGGAGGGCGTCATATCTTCGCTTGAAATTTGCATTGTCCTGACGGAACGCCTCGTTACCGTGGGCGCGCTCATCCTCACGGCCCAGCAGATAGTCAGTGGTTACCCCGAAATAGTCCGCCATCTGGCAGAGCA